ACAGAAAGAGCACATGGACGTTCCAATGGTGATACAGTAAGATTTAGAAACTGCAAACCCTTTGATGGATTTAGCACTGCTGTTTTACAAAATGCAAGTGGCTACACAATTACAAAAGTTGATGATAACAGTTATACCTTTTCAGTATCCTCAGAAACTGCTACAACTGGTAGCATAAGAGGCGGAGGTAGCATAGTAACAGCAGGACCAGTAACAGTGAGTGGATAATGAGTTTTACATTAGCAACATTAAAAACAGCTATACAAGATTACACTGATAATAGTGAAACTAGTTTTGTTACTCATTTACCCGATTTTATTAAAACTACAGAAGACAGAATATTTAATTCTGTAGATTTAGATATTTTTAGAAAAAATGTTACTAGTGCATTTACATCGTCAGATGCTTTTCTTACAGTGCCATCTGATTATTTAGCTTCTTTTTCATTACAAATTACAACTTCAGGATCTGAAAGTTTTTTATTGCAAAAAGATGTTAACTTTTTGCGTGAATATACGCCAGCCTCTTCTACTACGGGACTACCTAAATATTATGCTAGATTTGATACAGATAATTTTATAGTAGCCCCTACCCCTAACAGTAATTACACTTTGGAACTTCATTATTATTATAAACCAGCAAGTTTGACTGCAGGAGCTGATGGTGGCACTACATGGCTAAGTTCAAATGCTCCTTTTGCTTTACTATACGGAAGTTTATTTGAAGCTTATGTTTACATGAAGGGTGAAAAAGATGTATTAGATTTATATAACGGTAGGTATTTAGAAGCTATATCAAGGTTAAAAGATCTTGCAGAAGCAAGAGAAAACACAGATGCTTATAGGGTAGGCTTACCATCACGAGCAAGGACATAGGAGATATAAATGGCTACAGCAAATGCGGCGACCAATTATTTAGAAAGAAGAATATTACATTTTTTATTTAAAAATAATTCATTAAGTTTTTCCTCTCCAGGGGATAGTATTTATGTAGGACTTGCAACAGCAGTCAGTGCCGCTGAAACGGGATCTTTAACAGAAGCTACTTTCACAAATTATGCTAGACAACAAGTGACAGCATCTAATTGGACAACTATAGGTGCTGATTCTACAGATACTCAAACAGCAAAAAATGCGGCGAATATTGAGTTTCCAGCATCGGGTGGGACAAATAATACAATTACACATGTTTTTTTAGCAGATGCTTCTAGTGGTGGTAATATACTTTTTGTTGGTGCTTTAGATGCAAGTAAGACAATAGCCAGTGGTGATATATTTAGAATTAATGCAAATAACTTAACTATAGAGCTTAAATAATGGCATTAGTATTAAACGACAGAGTAAAAGAAACTACTACCACAACTGGCACTGGTACTTTGACATTAGGTGGTGCTGTTACTGGTTTTGAAACTTTTGCGTCTGGTATAGGTAATTCTAATACAACTTATTATGCTGTTGTACTTCCTGGATCAGCAGAGTTTGAAGTTGGTTTAGGCGAATTAAGTAGTGATTCTAGCACGATAGCAAGAACTACAATTATTAGTAGTTCTAATAGTGATAGTGCTGTCAATTTTAGTGCTGGTACTAAAAATATATTTTGTACGATACCAGCTTCAAAATCAGTGTTTTTAGATGCAAGTGGTAATGTAACTTTAGGTGCTGATTTATCTGTAGGTGATGATCTTACAGTAAATGGTGGTGTTATAGAACTAAAAAACACTGGAGCACAATCAGAACTGCGTATGTATTGCGAAGCATCAAATGCACACTATGCGGCTCTAAAAGCCCCAGCACACAGTGATTTTGCTGGTAACACAACATTAACTCTTCCAGCCACCACAGATGTTATTGTAGGTAGAGCGACCACTGATACACTTACAAATAAAACTTTGACGAGTCCAAAGATAAATGAAAATGTGGCAGTGACTGCAACGGCAACAGAAATAAACATATTAGACGGTGTTACATCTACAACTGCAGAACTCAATATATTAGATGGTGTTACATCTACAACTGCAGAATTAAATATTCTTGATGGTGTGACATCAACTGCAAGTGAATTAAACTTAGTTGATGGATCATCAGCAGGAACAATCGTTAATAGTAAAGCTGTTGTGTATGGCTCTAGTGGTGAAGTCAATGCTACTACATTGCAAATATCAGGAACTTCTATTACATCGAGTGCTTCAGAGTTAAACATTTTAGATGGTGTTACCTCTACTGCATCAGAGCTTAATATATTAGATGGTGTGACATCTACAACTGCCGAATTAAATATATTAGATGGTGTGACTGCAACAACTGCCGAATTAAATATATTAGATGGTGTGACTGCAACAACAGCAGAATTAAATATATTAGATGGTGTGACTGCAACGACAGCAGAATTAAATCATGTTGATGGTGTTACATCAGCAATACAAACACAACTCAATGCAAAAGCAGGAAAGGGTTTCGCTGTGGCGATGGCTATAGCTTTATAGGAGTAGAACATGGCACAAGATTTTGAAAGAAACACAGCAAATGGAGTTGGTACAAGTGCAGTTACTTTAAGAACAGCAAACTCGGATGATGCTATAGTTGGAATAACAATAGCAAATGTTCATACAGCACAGATAACAGTAGAGGTTTATATTACTGTCAGTTCAAATGACATACACATTGTAAAAGATGCACCAATACCAGTAGGGTCAACTTTACAAGTTTTAGATGGCGGAGCAAAAATAGTTTTAGAAAGTGGTGATGAACTCAAAGTTAAAAGTAGTGTAGCCAGTTCAGCAGATGTTTGGGTATCAGTTGTTGATACGATTAGTGAATAGGATATTACATGCCATACATAGGTAATACAGCAGGAAACAGATTTGTAGCTAGTAAATCAGCCACACAGTTTTCAGGTGATGGTTCTACAACTGCTTTTACATTAGAACACGCAGTAGGCTCTGATGAAGATATACTTGTTTCTGTAGATGGTGTCATACAAGAACCATCTGTAGCATACGCAGTTAGTAATGGAACTACGCTTACATTTACTGGAGCACCATCAAATAACTCAGGTAATAACATATTTGTGTATTACTTGTTTAGAACAGTGGGTACAGTTGACCATCCATCTACATCATCTTTACAAGCAACAGATGGCACATTCAGTTCAACACTTGATGTTACTGGTGCTTTATCTGCCAAAGGTGGAGTAGTATTTAACGAGGATAGTGCAGATGTAGATTTTAGAGTAGAGTCAAATACTATTGATGATGCTCTTTTTGTACAAGGTAGTGATGGCTTTGTTGGTATAGGTACACAAAGTCCTTCTTCTCCATTGGATATAGAGTATATAGATGGTGGTGTTCAACTAAAAATAGGTAGGACAAATACAACAGCAGGAAGTGCTTGGTTTGGAGCAGATGCAAATGCTTTAAATATAGGTGTGGGTGCGTATGGCAGTGCAGGAGGTAATGTAACCACACCAAATGGAATAAAAATTAGTTCTATTGGTGCTGTAACCAAACCATATCAACCTGCTTTTCAAGTAGGACCCTCTTCTGACCAAAATAATGTAGATGATAATGATACAATAGCTTTTGGCTATGAAGAATTTGACCTAAATGGAGATTTTTCATCAAATACATTTACTGCACCTGTAACTGGAAAGTATCTTCTTACTGCTTCAGTAAGAGTAGATGAAATAGACACAGCCGCTAATTGGGTTAGGATTGAGATAATAACTTCTAATCAGCATTATAAAAGTAGCATCATTGATCCTGGAGTTTTAGCAAGTGACCCTAATTATTGGACTTTTGAGCAAACTGTGTTAGCAGACATGGATGCAGGAGATACAGCTTATATACAGTATGGTCAATCTGGTGGTGCAGTTCAAGCTGACATAAATCAAGGGGATACATTTTTTTCAGGGCATCTAGTATGTTAATTAGCCAAGAGTGAAATAACTCAATCATAAAGGAGATAAAAATGGCAAATCACGAAAAGAAAATAATATTAACAGATTTACAACAGAAGATTCTGTCTAATGATTTATACAATGATGTATCAGATAACAAAGGTATAGACGAATGGTTGGATGGTGCGATTACAGGTAAGATAAACAACTGTTGGAAGCGTATGCAGACAGAGTGGACTACAAAGTTGATGAACGACAGTAGCTTCACAGACCCCATACCAAGCAACCAAGCAGACTTTGTTGCACTTGTAACTGCAAGAAGTGATTATAAGACACGCAAACAAAGAGATGAAGCAAACAAGACTGTCTAGGAGTAATGGATGGCATTAACAAAAGTAATAGGTGATGGCTTAGGTGGTACTAACGATTTAACTGTAGACACGGACACATTAAAAGTAGATAGCACTAATGATAAAGTAGGTATTAACACTGCAAGTCCTAGTGATTATTACAGTGATGAGTTAGTTGTGACTGCCGCTGATGAAGGTGGTATTACTATTGTAAATAGTACCACTCATAGAGGATATTTAAATTTTGCAGACGGAACTTCTGGAGATGCAAGGTATCGTGGGTATATCAGTTATGACCACAATACTGATGACTTATATCTTGGATCAGGTGGAAGTGGTCATATTCATGTTGGTTCTACTGGTACTGTGCTTATGCCAAATCAACCTTCTTTTAATGCAATCCTTTCTGGTCATATAACGATATCAACCTTAAACGCATATAATGACTTGGTTTTCGGCACAGAAAGATTTGACCAAAACGGAGACTATAATACCTCTGATGGTGTTTTTACTGCACCAATAACTGGTAGATATTTGCTTACCACTAGTTTGTATCTTTTTAATAGTTTAGATTCAGCAGCAACATATTATTATATGGCTATAAGAACAACCAATGAAACAGTTGATGTTTATTTTGAGACTAGCACTTTTTTAAATTCAGATTCAAACGGATTCAATATGCAGGCAAGTAGCATACAAGATATGTCTGCTGGAGATACTGCAAAGATAAGTATATATCAAGCTGGTGGTTCGGCTCAAACACAAATTGCTGGTGGTCATTCACATTTTAGTGGAGCATTAATATGTTAGGAGATAATCTATGCCGTACATAGGAGTCAGTCCACAGTTTGGAGTTAGAAGAAAGCACACTTATACTGCCACGGCTGGGCAAACCAGTTTCAGTGGTGCAGGATCAGAAGGTGCAACATTAAGTTATACTGACTCCAACTTTGTTGACGTATATCAAAATGGTGTAAAGTTAGGTGATGCCGACTACACATCTACAAGTGGCACAGCCATTGTTTTAGCTCAAGGAGCGTCAGTCGACGATCTTGTAGAAATAATAGTTTTTGATGCTTTTAGTGCCGCAGACACTGTAAGTAAAGCAGATGGTGGTACGTTTGATGGTAATGTTACGATGGATGGTAATCTTACTGTCAGTGGTGCATTTACTTCACAAGGTATAGACGATAATGCTAATGCCACAGCTATTACTATAAATAGTTCAGAAACAGTTATGATTGGTAGAACTTCAACTGGATATTCAAATACTGGAGCACAATTTACTGCAAGTGGAGCACAAAATATTTTTGTCGCAGATGGTGATTTTCCTCTTGGTCTTAATAGGCAAACAGATGATGGAGTAATACTTGATGTTAGAAAAGATGGCACTACTGTAGGAAGCGTTAATTCAGCTTCTGGTGATTTACATATAGGCACTGGAGACGCAGGACTTCGTTTCTATGATGCTGGTCCTGCAATTTATCCAAGAGATACTTCAGGAAATGACGAAGATGGAACTGTAGATTTAGGACTTTCAAGTGCAAGATTCAAAGACATTTACTTATCAGGTGGTGTAAATTTTAGTGCTAACTCTAATGCAAGTGGTATGACATCTGAACTTCTTGATGACTATGAAGAGGGAACATGGACACCAGTATATTCTGCGGGAACTAACCCTACAGTAAGCTACAATACACAAGATGGTAAATATACAAAGATAGGTCAAACAGTTGCTTTTAATTGTAGACTAGCAACAAATTCTACATCAGGAGGGTCAGGTTCAGTATATATAACAGGATTGCCTTTTGCTAATAGTAAAATTAGTGCTGGAGCAGTTGTTGGAGCATATTGGACAGGAGAAACTCCTATGAAGTTTAGAGTTGTATCAAGTAGTTTGTTTCTATACTACAGAAGTAGTCTCACTAGTAATGATTTAAATAACAACACACAAACTAATGACTTTAATACCAGTGGCAGTGGTGGTAATTTAGTAGAGATAACTGGTGTGTATTTTACAGATTCGTAGGAGTAAAAAATGGCAATAACAAAAGAAACAGAAATACCAAAAATAGAAGTCGTAAATGATTGGAACATACAAGTTGCAACAGATACAGTAATAAAAGAAGATGGAACTGAAATAAGTAGGTCAAGGCATCGTCATATTCTAGTGCCTTTTGCATCATCATATGATAAATCTAATAAAAAATGGACACATACTGCAACGGATATTAGTAAAGAAGCTACTAATGTACAAGCGATAGCAAACGCAGTGTGGACGGATACAGTCAAAGCTAATTATAAAACATTTACGGAATCGCAAGAGGTATAAATGACCAAAGCCGCAGAATTAGCAAAGATGGGTGAAGTCTTAACCAATAGTCAGATTGGTGGGCGAAGGAATATTCTTATTAATGGTTCACAAATTGTTAGTCAAAGAGCTACATCTACGACTTTTGCCCATGATGGTACAACTTCAGGTTTTACAACAGATAGATTTAATATAGCTCTTGGTGGAACACATGAACAACTTGATGGAACTTTAGCACAAGTTGCTGACCATCCTACAAGCACTAATGGAAAATCACTCAAATGGACAACTGGAACAGCAGAAAGCTCATATGATGCAGATGAATACATATATATTGCACAAAAAATTGAGGCACAAAATGTTCAACATCTTCAATATGGAAATTCTAATGCTCAACCAATTACAGTATCTTTTTACGTTAAATCATCTATAACTGGAACATTTGCTCTTGGGTTATACAAGCCTGATTCAACTGCAAGAATTCATAATCAAACTTACGCTATATCTTCAGCAAACACATGGGAGAAAAAAACCTTAACATTTGTTGGTGATACAGACTCAGGTGCAGGAATAGTCAATGATACTGGACAAGGGATTTGGGTATCGTGGCATTTAGCGGCTGGTTCAAATGCAACTGGTGGTGGCTCTAATGGTGGATGGAAAAATTATGGTGGCTTAACTGACTGGGCAGATGGACAAGGAACAAATGCTGTTATGACAACTGCTAGTGCGACATGGCAAATGACCGAGTGTCAACTAGAAGTAGGTTCACAAGCCACACCATTTGAGCATAGGTCATTTGGGGAAGAACTAAAACTTTGTAATAGATATTATCAAGAATTTAATTATGACAGACATGGTTATTATGTTACAAATGGAGGAGGAGCATCTTCTAGTCAAAGCACGTATATATATACTTATTATGGTGGAGAAATGAGAGCAAGTGCATCTGTTAGCACACCATCAGTTTCAAATGGATATAGATTTCTTGGATCTAGTAATGATAATTCACATAGCACCATACCTAACATTGATAATCCAAGCAGATTAACTGTACAATTTGGAAATAATCAAAATACCATTTCTGCTGGTACTTTTTTTAGAATCTTTTTAACTGCTAGTGGTGCAAAAATTAAATTTGATGCAGAATTATAGAGGTTAATATGAATATTACATCAGCAAAATATCAACAGTCAGAGGATTCAAGTGGCAATGATTCTATTAAAGCAACAATAGATGGAGAAGTATGGGTAGTTGGAATAGATCCTAACAACAGGCACTACCAAGCAATCCAAGAATGGGTCAAGGAAGGCAACAAGATAGAGGAAGCTGATTAATGTTGGGTCACTCTGCTATAGCCGAAGCCGCCATTGCAGATGTTGGTGGTAATTTATTAGCGGCGACTGCAGAGTTAAATGGTGTAGCCTCAAAAACATCTGTAGGCGTTGGTATATTAGCTGGTATAGCCGATCTAAGTGGCGATTTTACACAAACATCAACTGGTACTTTTATAGGTATTACATCTGCGGACTTGAGTGCAAACTTTGAACAAGAGTCTGTAGCTTTTAGATTAGAAATAACTGATTTAGAGTTCACAGCAGATTTTACACAAACAGCAGATGGAACATTAATAGCCATAACATCAGCTACAGCAGATTTGAATTTTACAAAAACATCATCTGGAGATATACTGTTTGTAGACGTTGTAACAGATGCCACAACTGAAACATATACAGAGGTTACACCAAGTGGTACAGAAACATGGACAGAAATTACGCCTAGTGGCACAGAAACATATACAGAGATAGTGAGGTAAACATGGCAAGTACATATACATCAAACACTGGAATAGAAAAAATAGGTGCTGGTGAACAAGCTGGTACATGGGGAAACACCACAAATAATAATTTTGATATCATAGACAAAGCCCTTAATGGTGCTGTAACTTTAACTATATCAGGTGATACAACATTAACAACAAGTGATGGCACTGTATCTAATGGTCAAGCTAGAATTATAATTCTGTCCGGTTCTCCCTCTGGGGCTTTTAATTTTACAATTTCTCCTAATGACCAAACTAAACAGTATTTCATTAAAAACAGCAGTGGTCAAACAGCTACTATAAAACAAGGTAGTGGTGCATCAGTTACACTATTGAATGGATTATCTGATATTGTTTTTGCAGATGGTGCTGGTAGTGGTGCTGGAGTAACTTCATTACTCAACCTTACCGATCTTGTTGCTGATACAAGTCCACAACTAGGTGGTGATTTAGATGTAAACTCTAATGATATACTTATGGGTAACCAATCTGTAAAATTTGGTTCTAGTAAATGGGAAATAGTATTAGATACTGGAGATAATGATTTACTGTTTAAGTATAATGGTACGACAGTTTTTAAATTAGCCTCAAGTGGTGCAGTAACATCGGCGAGTAACATAACAGCGTTTGGAAGTCCATAATGTCAGCATTACAATCATCTGGAGCAATATCGTTCCAAGATATTGAACAACATTATAATCCTGGGTCAAATTTACCTAGTAGAGGTTTGAATGAGTTCTACTTAGGTGGTAGTTTAGTTCGTGCAAACGCTGGTAATAACTCATCTACTAATATGTCTGCTGGTGTACCCACATCAAGCACTATATCATTAAATGATTTTTATGGTAAAGAAAGAGCATTTAGAAAAACTTATTCATCAACTGCTACAAATCAAAGTGCTGATAGTGTTTTTGGTGATGATTTTGAAGTAGATTATCCTAAACAGATAGTAATAAACTCATCACAAACAGTGGGTGCAACTAGCACTTCTGCACCAGCTTTGAAAATTGAAAGTAATGGTGTTGGTTCTATTACTATTACTAATAATGGAAGTATAGAAGGTGCTGGAGGAGCGGCTGGAGCAGTGGGTGGTAATGCTCTTGAAGTTGCTGGAAGTGTTGCAGTTACACTAGTTAATAATGGTACGATCAAAGCTGGTGGTGGCGGTGGTGGTACTGGAGGCACTGGTGGTAATGGTGTTTATACTGCTAATGCCACTTTTTCAAATGTAACCGATGTTGGTGGTGGAGCTTTTGGAAATTACAACACACCACAAAATAATATGCCTAGTTGGATGAACTCAATATATACAGGTGGTGGTGATTT